AGATCAATAATACGGTTAAATGTCGCCTGATCAATAACCTTATTGGCTTTAAGTAAACTAAGTTGGTACACATCTTTACTTGTAATCTTTTTGTTTGGTTTTATGCCGCCGATTGTTTTTCCTGCTTTAGTGACGGCTTCTTCTATATTTTTGGGATCAGTGCCAACATCTGATGTAATGGCAGCGTCTAACGCGGCCGATTTGGCTGGATCAGTCACCATACTAACGGTGGCCACCTGATTCTTGACTGCATTATTCGTTGCTTTGCTAGCCATTGTATTTTGTTCAGTAGCATTGCCAACTGCTACTCGGCTTGCGGCTAAACCTTGTATCTGATCCAACGCTGCTGTGTGCTGCGCAATTGCTATCTCTTGATCTTCTGTTAAAGGTTGTTTTTTACCCTTCTTGCCAAAACCCTGTCTCACAATTTTTTGGACAGAATTGTCTTTAATAGCGTCCTTATGGAACTCAGCGGCAAACTGGAGCATAGGGTCAGTTAGGTTGTTTAGTTCGGTAGGCGAATACTGAGACAGCTTTGCTGCTTCGCCTGTGTCTCTCAAAAGATTTCTTAAATAGTTGCCCTTTGCTGGTCCTTGCCTATTTTTACTCGGGTCTTGTTTAGGTATGTCGAAACTAAGCCCGCCCTCACTGCCGAATGCTGTAGGCACCTCTACTTGGTTTTGGTCGACAGGTATTTCTTGTTGTGGCATAGATGTTTCTGGGTTTCCAGCGGCATCGTTGAGATCTTGGCGAGTTGGCAACTGCAATTGCAGCGCTGAATTGTTTACAAGATCCTCTGCTCTTCCCTGTCCCTTATCAGCCTGCTCTTGGAGTGCTTTGCGACCAAAACCACCTAGCATTCCCGATGCATGTTCCATCCTTGAAATCATCTTTTGGGTCATAATATTCCAAGTGTTTGCGTCCATAAGCATCGGGTTATCCGACGGATTTGTTGATGCATTTTCCGAAACAAACGTTCTTTCTCCAGTTTTTTCGGGGCTGTCCAATTCCATTACTGCCTGAGAAGAAGAGACGGGAACAAAACCTTTAAAGGTTTGGCCTGTCTTGTTAGGGTCAATTAAGTCTTTATTCATTGGCATATTCATAAAGTCGGACATCTGTTGCATCAAGCCGGGGTCGCTCATAATCTCTTCTTGCGACTTAAAAGCAAATGTTTCTGGGTCCATCATCCCTGAGTTCCTAAAATACTGATGGCCTTGCGTCAAAAGTTTTTTATTGTTTTCAAAAACCTGCGCATCCGCCGAGGCTTTCCAACCGGGCATCTGTGCGCCAAGCTGTTGAGCCTTCATAGCGTAGTTAGCCTCAAACTGCTGGTTAGCTATGTCTTGCTTTTGCTTGTTCTGAATTGCACCTAAGATTGGATTCATGTATGCCATTGTCTTTTCCTAACCTATTCCAAAGCCAATAATTTGACCCATCATTTGCATATTTTGTGCGTGAGCTGATGCACGATCGCGCTGATACTGAGCTTCTCTTGAAGCCTCCATACCTGCAGCTGAACTTAGCCCACCCATCGCCACGCCCAATTGTTCGTTACCGATACCCATAAGCTGAGATTTCAGACCCAAGTTACGGTCGCGTTGATCCAGAACAGAGTTGTTTACTGCGCCAGTAAAGTTTGATGCGTTACCTAAAGAATTCATGCGATTTTGAGAGGCCATTTGTGCACCCGTCAGACTTGCACCGTAACGGCTCAACGTGCGTTGTTGCATTCCATCAGAAACCTGCTGCCCAAGAACCTGTGAAGATTTGGCATTGTCGATCATCGCCCTACTGTCAGTGTCTGCTAACAATGCTTCTTCTGTACTACCAAATTTGTCTAGGTAATTCTTGAGCTCGTCCCGTGAAATTTTTGCTAAAGTCTCTTGAGCCATTGACCCCGCATCGGTTGATACTGTTCGATTTTGCTCTTCACCTATTCTGTTAGGCTTATAATCTTTTGGCGCCCCTTCTTTAAAACCTTGAGATGGGGGCCCTGTGTTAGGCCCTTGGCTATTGCTGTTAAACATATCGCCTAGTTTATCTAATACACCCATTATGTAGTCCTCGTACCATAAAGATTCTTTGCATCTTCAAGCATCTGTTTATAGGCATCTAATTCTGGTGTTTTAGGCGGGTTTTTCAATGTATATAAACCTGCGCCTAGATCGCCAGCAAACGCCATGTTTGTATCTTGCATGCTGCTGGCTGCTTGGGACTTAGCAACAATTTCTTGGTTCTGGGCACGGGCTGCTTGGGATAAACCCTGCAATGCTGTGCTACGACCACCTTGCCCAATTTTAAGTGCGCCCAGTTGTGCTTGGTCTCTAACAGTTGTTGCTTTTTGATTTGCTGAGGCCAATGCGCCACCAAGAGCATTGCTTTGGATAACACCCTGCTGGGCTTGTGTACCTATAGAACGACCGCTGCCAAACCCGCCACTGCTACCGGAAGCACCCAAGCTGGCACCCTGACTTGAAGAAAATGCCTGTGCCGTATCAGCGTTTGCTCTACCGCCAAGGACTGCAGAAACATCGCGCCCAGACTCCTTAACAAAACCTTCTTGAAGAGGCCGGTATAATTCTTTATGACGGTTAGCAATTGTGTTCGAGTTATCAACCAATGCTTTTTCATGCGGATCCGCTTGTGCTTTTGATGCTGAACTACCCATTTCTATTCACCTGAAAGTGGTATGTTACGAACGCTGGTTCAAAACCTAGCTCCTTAACACGCTTGCCCCAACCTAATCGGGCTGAATTAAATTCGATACGCTCGACGCCCAACTTGTTCGCCAGATCGTGTCCTGCTGCGATGGCTTCTGCAAAAACATCTAATCCTGGAGTAAGCCATAAGTGGTCAATAACCAAGGTAGGCATCTCTTCGTACCCAGAATCGTATTGGCTAAGTATTACAAAACCCAGACGATCTATACCTTCTTCAATCCAATACAAATGGATCTTGCCTTGCATAAGGTAATGGTAGATGTCAGCAGCGACAAACTTTGCTTGGACCTTGCGAATAATCTCCGTCATGCCATTCTCAAAGTATAAATAGTCGGCCCTAATCTCGGCCTTGGTAGCTGGTACTAACTCAACCATCTACAGACCTCCGTATTGCACTGTCCTTCTTGATGCCCCCGCGCGGCCATCAGCTTTTTGTTTTGCGTCCCTTATATGGGCTTCAAATTCTGCTTCGTGTTTAGCCGCTCGTTGTGGATTCGCCCATGGCATGTCATGGGCGTTCAATAAATTTGCTAAGGCACCCGCCATAATTCCGTCAACATAATCTTCGACAAAATCGTCTTCTATACTCGTTGCTTTTAAGCTTGGTTTGAGAGACGCATGGACTATAATGTCCTCACCAGAAAACGCTGGGGCAGGCACTAAAAAAAGCGTTTTATTAGTAGGGCGTATATAATTGGTTGGCGTATTTTTCTGGGTGCGCCATTCAGGATTTGCGTGAGTTGCGCCTTGTTCAGTGTCGGGGGTTATTTCTTTTGCCCCAACGGTAACAGAAAAAATGTCCACAATATTAGTGTTGCGAGGTAGGTCAATATCGTACTCATACTCCCCCTCATTAGTTGTAAAGGCATCCAAAGGTAAACGAAATGCGCCACTACGTCTGCAGAAGCTTAACGTTGCATCTTTTATAGCTTTCTCAACTACAAAGTCAGGGCAACCTGCGATGTTATAAGGGAGAAGCTCGACCATGTCTTTGTAATACATAATAGGTTAACCCTGTGTTGGCACTGTGCGCGTATTTGGACTTGTTACACTGTCTAGCTGTATTTTTATGCCAAGAGACATTTGCATTGCTTTATAGTGTTGGGCGCTGCGTGCGCCATTACCTGCGTTATCCGCTTCTTTAGCGTAAGCGCGGTACAAAATGTAATCCAACAAGTTGTTTGCGTGTATGTCAGGAATGGTTATGTTTCCGTTTGCTGCAACCTGTGTTGGTTGTACAGAAAAAACAACTTCAATATACCCATTACCAGTGTTAGGTGGGTATACATAAAAAGTCCTGGGGTCTAACTCATCGAAGGTGTAATGGTCGGCAAGCGTTGTCGCTGTTGCGGTGTGCCATAGTGGCTTGCGCGTATCTAAGACGTCGCGACTTATAACTCGGACTACCTTGCCGCCTGCCCCTGTACTAGTTAAATTTCGCACAATACGTAATACCTGCAGACCCGTAGCTGGAATGTTTTGCTTTGTTCCAGCAACTAAAGTTACAGACTGGTTAGTTGCACTAACAGAAGGCTTGAGCAAGCAGACTTCACGCTGCCCGTCGTTTAACCACGAAAGCAACTCCGTTGTTGTCCATCGGGTGCCTGCTATATCCTGCAAAACCGTCTGTGCTTTACCGATAATGTCGTTCGATGAAATGGCCATTACGTCTCGCTAAGTTCAGCCCACGCTACATCGCGTTGCTCAGGAGTGATGTCGTAACCCAAAACTTTTTCTAGGCTGCGAACTTTTGGTTCACCCGTGTTTTTTGAGAAGGCTTTTGTGTCACCTTTCTCTACCAACTGCTCAATGGCAGTGACAATCTCCATAATGCGGTCTTCATCTGAAACCTCATTTACTTCGACTTTTTCAGACGCAGGTTTTTGCGCTGATTTTTTCTCGCCTACAGGATATGCTCCAGCAGCAATACATTGGTCCACTAAAGGTAGTGGGACTTCCCGCGCAACACCAGCTTCAAACCAAGCCGATTGGCCTGTCGTACTGCTTACGTGCATTGCCTTATCAGAAATCAACATATATAAAACTCCAAAAAGCCCCCAGCGTCCTGCCGGGGGAAGAGGCCCTAATTATTTAAAGCGCAGTGTCTAGCGTGATTACACCAAAGTCTTGGGTGTCGCCAGTTACCATGCTGGTGTACTTTGGCTTACGGAAGCCTAAGATCTTACCGATTGAGATACCGTGCTGGTTTCCGTAGTCGTAAGTATCTTCAACCCAGTCAGCGTCGCCAATGTCAGCCATTGCCAATGCTTGTGCGCCACAGAACAAGACACGTTGTCCGTCTACCGTACCGCCGGAACCAAACTTAGATCCAGATGCTTCACCAGAAGTGTCATATACATGACGGAACTCATGAACCATTACGCCGTCTACCATTACGGAAGAAGAACCTGAGAACAAAGAGTTAACTGGTCCACGGTTGCCTGCGTTACGAACGTTAGCTAGGAAATCAGCGTCTAACTTGAGCTGAGCCATGCCTTGTGGGGTAACGAACATATGGAAACCTTCGTCACCACCTTTGCCACGTACACCACGCATGTAGTGATCTTTGGCATAAGCTTTTAGGTTTACAATGTTCTTGTATCCCAAGATTCCAGTAGCAGCAAGATCGCCAGTACCAACAGTACCGTCAGCATTTGCAATTAATGTACGTGCGCTAGTAGGAGCAGAAACGTCAGCAGCAAACTCAAGGTTGCTCAAGTTTTG